TTACACCCCAAACTCCCCTCGCTCCCCCTGCGGGGCCTGCCCTGTAATTTCATGGGACTGTCGGTCATAATAGATCATATCTCCCACCTGTGCTTGTCCGTTTAGCACCACAAACACCCCACCGAGTGTCTGTGCCACCACCACGCCTGACCCCTTTTGCCCTGTGATTTGTGCCACGCCTTTGGGGGTGGCAAAGAGCTTGTTAAACGTTTGGTATAAATTCATGTTTTTTGCCTTTGAATTATTGACTTTTTAGAGTATTAATACCCCATGTATCTATCAAGCCCCACCACCTGCCACACGCTTGGCACACCATCCTCCACCTTGACCTGCACGTCCACGCTGACCACGACCGCCTTATATCCGCCCTCATCATTGATTTGCCAGATATCGCCCAATGTGGCAAGGGGCAAGCCGTATTTATCCGCCCAGCGTGTCGTTACCGTCATGTCCATGTGCGTGCCTGATTCTGACAGTATTTGCACACCCTTAGCGATAGTAGCAATCTGGTCGGTAAATAGCTCATCGGACTGTATGGGAGCCTCCGCTGTGCGTGCCGACTGTTTGCGATAGACGTTATCAAGACGGCTTGTGCTGGTTAGCCAAACATTGTCATAAGCAGGGCTTACCCGCTGTTGCTCGCTGATTTGCTTAATGGGGTCAAGTCCCAAGATAAGATTAGGCTCTGCCGTGGCAAGCTCCCAAGCAGGGATTTTGTAACGTGGCTTGATGATAAGCTGTGGCTCGCTGACATGGCTTGATACAAATGCCCCGCAGGCATGAGCGACATCGGATAATATCACAATCGGTGTCTTATCCGTGCTATATACCCCTGCACCGATGAGCCAATCAGGGGCTTGATATTCTGCCGTCATGCCTGTATTTGCCAGTGCTTGTTGGCAGAGCTGACTGGCAAACAAGGCTTGATTTAATCCGCCTTGCTTATTGGTGGCATAGTCTGCCGACAGGCGAGCGGTAACACTCCGCCCAGAGAGTGTATAGCTATGATTGACAAATGAGCGGTTTTTACTCAGCTCCTCGCCCATGATGACAAAGCGGCGGTTATTAATGACCACGCTAATCATCGGCTCATTACCACGACTGCCCAGTTTGCCCTTGATTTTGGCAAAGTCTTTGGTGGGTATCTCAATGTGTCCTTGCCAACAGAAGCTGTCCATGTCGGTTTTGATACTAAACGACAAGGGATTGACGTGAATACCGCCAATGGTGGCGGTGATGATATTATGCACGATATAACTCCTAAGATTGGGGGTGCTGGCAGGGGACAGGTCATGCCAACAGACCATGGCAAGTGGTAGAGCGTCTGATGCGTGTTGCCCTCGCTTTCGTCTTAATGCTAGTGGCAGACGGTCGGACGGTGGTCTGATGCTACAATACGAGACAGGTTTATCAGGCTCTGTCTCTGGTATGGGATAGTAACGACATGGCACAGGGGTGCTGTGAGTTATCGTGTGCGTACTGGGGCGAGCAATCAGCGTACTGCCTGTGTGGTGGGTGTTATCGCCAAATAGCCCCAATACGTCTGATAAATTGCCCTGCGTGCAACTTTGTAAATAGCCCTTAGCCCCATATTGGGCAGGATTACAACTAAATAGCCCCACACCACCGCCCACGCTGATGTGATGAGCGTGGTTAAGTGCTATTAGGGCCTGCCATGCGTGCCAATAGATACTACCAATCAGATAAGGGGTGCTGACGGTACTATCTGTCCCATGAGCGATATGGACAAAATGGCGAGTGGACATATCACGCCCATGGGCTATCATTTGCACATCGCCATATAGCACACCAAACGCCCGTGCCACATCATCACTTGCCCTACTTATCCGTCTGTCTATATTCACACCCTGTGAGCTAGATGTTAGGCTATTAAACGCTACCATGACAGGATTTTGTCTTTTTGGGGTTGGCTTGGGTGTTGGGTCAGTAGGCGTTGGCAAAACCATGTCCAGCGTGCCTAACTTGCGATTTAGGGCAAGCGGTAAGCGGTCGGACGGCGGTTTGTCATGTTGTCGTCTTGTTAGTGGCAGGGGCAGTTTATCGCTGGTTATTGCCATGACTGCCACAGCTCCATTTGCTCATCAATGGTTTTGTCATCTTTGGGGACGACATAATCCCACACGGCAGGCTCATACCGCTCTACGCCATCGGTGGGCGGTAGGTCTCGTGCCATGATGAGATATTTAGCATTTTCATTGATTGCACCAAACAAATAGTGACCTTTGTCAGTACTTCTTACTTTTTTAACAAAAGTGAATGCATTGTCATATTGATTGATTTGATATAAAAAAACTCACGACTTGCTGGCATGCCATTCACAGTCACTATGCCATCGCCATCACCTGCGATAAAGCCTGTGCCACTATACCATGAGCGGTCTCTAATAGATGGTTCAAAATACATTACTTTCGCTCCAATCATCGGTTTGAATCCAGACCCTGCCATGCCAAGGTTGATATAGACCAACCACGGGGTTGGCAAAGGGGGCTTGATTTTGTAGGTACTGTAAGTGACCTTTGGATTGATACCCCCAAATTTCAGAATAGGGCATGAGCATGCCAGGTAGTTCAATTGCAGGCTCCGATGTATCGCCACGAGTCATGCGTAAGAATAGCTTAGTAAACATTGCCAATCTACTGTTATATCTATATCTATCTAGGGAGCGGTCACCCCAATAATTGCTAAAACCAGCAAATAAACCATTGGGAAAATACGCCAATCCCTCTGATGTCATGATTGATGCATGTCCTGTGTTATCATGCGTGTAACTTGTATCACTATTACACATTAATGCACTGTAATTTTTGTCCTGCCAAAGCGAGATAACATCGCCAAAGCCATACAGTACACCCATGTAGTTACTGTTTAGCTCAGTCTGAATCCATAAATAGAAAAACTGGTCTGTGGCAATAATAATCCAGTAGTGACTGCCTGTATAATCAAAATTCTTAATAAAATAACCCTCATGATATTTACCAATGATTTGATTATCCCATCCCTTACTTGCAATGACTTTTGCACTGTTTTGGACGTCTGTGACCGACAGCACATGATGAGAGCTTTTAGGATTGGGTGAGTTAATGACCAGCTTATGTGTGTCTTTATCATCTTTTAGTATCTGCCATCCCGCTCCCTGTTTATCGCCATAGCCTGTGACTAAGCAGGCTTTTAGCACGATGTTTAGCGAGCCATTTTTTTCATTGAGAATAGGGGCATTTGGGTCTGTTGATTGATAGATGGTAGGTTTCATATCAGCTCCTTAAATCATGATTAATTAACAGTTAAAACCGCTTTAAACTTCGGTCGTATCGCCAAATAGCACCTGAGTATAGCCGTCCGACCCCTTAGGGTTGTCTGCTGACGGTTGTACCGCACAGATGACCCACACAGGCAGTAGCGTCCCCCATGTGTCAAAGCGTACCACTTCTTGCACGCTCCACGGCGTGTCCGCTCCAAAAGCTTGTTTGGGAATCGTAAAGTATGGCTTGCCTGTATTGGGTTAGTCGGTGCTAGGTCTTGCAGGGTGTCAGTTTTAGCAACAAAGCCCAATGTCTGACCGTACAGCTCAAACTGCGATGAACTGGTAAACTTAATCAGCCATTTTTCTGTGATTGCCCCATCATCGGTTAGGACAATGGGATAGTCTTTGACATTTAAGCGGTTTAATGGCTCATCGCCAATGCGGGTGTCTTGCCAGACATTTGTCCAGTTACGCTGAGTAAATGGCACGCTCGCTCGCACTTGCAGGTTACCGCCGATGAGCACGCTAGCCACATAAGTGTCCTCTAAGGGATAATCTCGCTTGGTCGGAAATATCAAAGTCAGCGTACCATCAATGTCCACGCCATGAATGCGGTTTTTCTCCTCCCATGTACAAGTGGCAAATAAGGGCAAGGCATAATCAGACAAATCCAGTGGGCTTGTCCAACAGGCAAATAAGAATAAGCCACGGTGCTGTATGTGATAGACGAGCTAAACACATGAGCCGGCTTAAAGATTTGTCCGTCCACCACGGCGTCGATGTTATACCAACTCTCGCTCTCATTGCCGTCAGCACTCACCCATTTACCAAATTTAACACTCGCCGAACCGTACTCTACGTCCACCAGTCCCGAGATATACTCGCTGTCGAACTCACCCTTAGCGTTGGCGGTGGCACTGATTGGCGTGCCGTCTAGCAAGGTTGCCTTAATGACCAATGATGATGGGCGGATTGGGGCAGACGGCGTGATAAAGCTGATAGAATCAGTACGACCCGCATTCACACTGGTCGTCAAAGACTGCACCGACACTGTCCCAATGGGGCCTGAGAGTATCAGCTCGCCTGTGCTATAATCAATGCTCCCCACCTTATCCGCTTGCCCTGTGGCGGTGTTTAGATTTGTATAAATAGAGCCGTCTTTATCAAAGTAGGATTTACCATTCATGGCAAATCGCACTGAGTTTGGGATAATTAGCTCACCTGTCTGTATCTCAAACTTGACAGACGTACTCACCGCCAAGGGTGATGAGACTGCCGTGGCAGGGTGCGTGTCATAATAAGACACATTGATGCTTGCCCCTGCCGCTAGGGTTGCCCCTGCGGGGGTATAGCTAAATCCTGTGAAACTGGTGCGATAGACGTCTTGGTAGGTTTTACTAGGATAAGTGTAATTATTCCAAGTACCGCCACCGCTACTTTGGCTGTGTACTCGCTCGCCGATTTTGTCTTTGGTGTAATTGGCTTTGGGGATAGAGACGGTAGTATCAGGATTAAATACCGCTTTGCCGTTTTTGACCGTCCCCACGGTTTTGCCGTGGCTGTCTATCAGGTTGCCCTTGCCGTCATCGGTCAGCGTGATAAAGACCGTCCCTGCCCCATAAGTGCTGTGCGAGCCGTCACCTGATTGGGTGATGTTACGCCCTTTACGCCCACTGGTGCTAATCACCGCCCCTAGGGCAATCTCATCATAGCCCTCCACAGTGACAGGATAGGTCAGTTGCAACGTCCCTGCGACAAAATCACCAATGTCAATACTGACATTGCCCTGCAAATCTCGGGCAGGGGCTGGGTGATTTTGGCTGATTTTATCGCCTGTGTTATAGCCGACAGTGACGCCAGTAATAGCACTATTCAAAGTCAGCACGCCGTCAATATAACGCCCTGTAACATCGCCACTGATGACCCCTTGGGCGTTGACCGTGGCACTGCCACCGCTCCATGATAACGTGATGGACGATGGGTCAGGCGTGGTGGGCAGTCTGATGACACTTTTAACACTCGGTACAAGGTCGGATCGCTTGATAAAAGTGGCAGATGACCCCCAATAGATGACGATTGCCGAGCCGATGTCGGGCAGTTCGCTACACGTGATAGAGAGTGTACCTGTTTGTGGGTTGAGATTGATAGAGCCGTGCGTTTGTGAGCCTTGGGGTAGTCTGTACCATTTGCCCTGTGAGCGGTATTGCACGCTTACCGTGCTAGGATTGGGTAGATTGACAATGTAGTTATAAGACTGTGTATTTTCGCTCACGATGATTTTGGCGGTGTCTGAGACGACATCGGCACTACTTGCAGGGCGAAAGCTCACCGAACGCACATACATGCGATTTAGATTGATAAATCCATGAGCATAATCCACTGTACCAACATTTTGCCCATTTTGGGTAAGCGTGCCGTCTGTGTCGGTGATGTTATCGCCAACCGTACTGATAATCAGCGAGTTTGGCAGGATAGCCGAGCCTGTATATAGGCTGTTTTGGGTACTGTAAATGGTCAGTGTAACATTGTCCTTTGCTCCGTCAAAGAGTGCAACCGTTAGCCCACTGGCGGTCAAATCAGCAAGCAAAGTCTCGCTTTGGGTGGTTGGCACTAATTTCTCCATCAGACTAGGCACTTGCACACTCATCATGCCCGCCCTAATGGCTTTGGTAAGCGGTTTAATGCCATAATACGCCCCTGCATCTGCGACATGCGTTTCACGGATTTTACAAGGGTTGTCTATGTAGGTGCGTGATGGATAATTCGCTCCGATAAAGGCGTGAGTAAGTGGTTGGGTAATCTCCATTTTGACAACAATTTTCTCAAAATTGCCCTTATCATCGGTAAAGGTGCGTGTCTCTGATGAGACGGATGTGATTTGGATATACTGCTCCGCCTGCTCATAACCTTTCTTGTCTTGCCTTAGGCAGTATCTATCGCCCACTAGGGGCAACGGCTCGCCCACCGACTGGTAGGCTTGCACGATACGGCTGTTTTTTGATTGGGTAGAGAGCAGGGTCATGCGAGACTCTATTGTGGCAACACTATACGCCTCAATGGATTTGATAATCTCGCCTCGCACTTCGCCGAATTTGCCTGCACGGGTCAAGAGATATGAGACACTGGGGTCTTTGGGTGGCTTAGTAATGGCGGTAAACGCCCCCAAAAGTGGCTCGTCATCGGCCCGCTGTCCCCTGGCATAGCCCAGCCGTGTCATCATACCGCCATTAATGCGTTGGATTGATGAGATGGGGTCAAACAGCTCATTGTCCGCCCCTGTGAGCGGTGTACCCAGTGCCAATCCACCGCCGTCATCGTTGTCGGTTAAGCGTTCGGAGGGGTAGATTTTTAGGTCGGATTTATTGAGTTTGGTGCGTGGTGCTGTCATGTCATGCCTTTAAAAAGGGTTTATTTAAAAGAGGTTTAAACGGTTAAAAAATGCAGATTCAGCGTACATTCATCATCATCTTCTTCGTCAGCAGGTCTACATTGCTTGATAAAATTAATATCGCTTATCGCAGGTCTGCCAAAGATGACTTGATATTTTTTACCCTTGGGGTGGATTAGGGTAAGTGTCAGCTCTGGCATATCCGCCCATGCTTGCAGTTTTGCCAAATCCGCCCTTGTGGTGCGGGTGTGCGTGCCGTCAAGCGTGATGGGTCTGCCTGCCTTTTTGGTGCCTTGTTGGATATCCACCGCCCCTGTAAGTGTATAGACAGGGTCGGACTGAGCAAGCTCTTGCCAGTCAAATTCGTCTACCCAGACAAATTGGGCGTGCAGGATGAGTATGTCGGTTTGGTTGGTCAGTTGCCACATAGATTGTCCTTTTTTGTTATTATGCCAAAGACCGCCCCAAAGCATTAGGGGAACGAGTTCAGGGGGCTGGCAGGAGATTAGTAAGCCTGTCGTTTTGATGCGTCCATGAGCTCTTTGGCAAATTCTTGTTTTGCCTCGATTTTGGCTTGTTCTCTGACTGCTTCAAGCCGTGCATTCCAACCGTTTGCGACATCTTGGGCGGTGAGATTAACAGTATTATTACTGCTATCGCCTTGCCATGCTTTGAGATTTTGCTCATTTGCTTTGTTGGTCGCTTGGCGGTTTTGCTCATCATTGATTTGTCTTTGTAAAGATAGAGATTTTGAGTAATGATTAATTTCTTCGGTATTACCCCGTGCCACCGCTTCTGCCATTTTTGCTTGTAGGTCGGCAAGTTTTTGGGCTTGTTTGATGCGGGCACTGTCCATCTCTCGCCCTTGTAGGCTAGCAAGCTCGGCATCCAAATCTTGCATGGTGGTTTTGGCGGTGTCCGCTAGGCTATCCATCTGCTTTTGGGCTTGTTGGATTTGCTCTTGTAGATTATTGAGCTTGGTTTTATCAAGCTTAATCAGACCACCAATACTAAATGCGGTGGCATTAGCAAGGGTGTTTTGGGCCTTTTGTAAGTCTGCCATGCTCACCGCCTGAGATGATAGACTGTCGGTAGCGTTTGTGACGGCACTATCCATGTCGGTCATGGACTTAACCATATTTTTGGTTTGGTTGTCTAACTCTGTAAAATACGCCCCCAGTTGGGATAAGCCTCGTTTGCTTTTACCGATATCCTTACCCATTTTGTCAAAGACTTGGTTAATCTGCTCATGTGTCGCCCCAAGACTGGTTAAGACATCTGCCTGCGAGCGTATGCCTTGTGCAATTTTTGCCATGCCTTGGGCAAAACCTTTGCTACTGCTTTGGGTGGTAGAGCCTACTTTTGCACTTGCTTTTGCCATCTCATCGGCACTTTTGGCGGTCTCTTTTTGGGCATCGCCTAGCTTTTTGGTGGCAGTGGCAGATTGGGTTAGGGCTTTGTCATTACCGCTTAGGACTTCTGATTGCTCTTTTAGCTTGTCGTTTAGCTCTTTAACGCCCTCCGCTGTGCCTGTTGCCCCTGCGTGTAGCTGTCTCATTTGTTCGGAGGAGACAAACGCTGTCAGCCCTGCTTTTTGTAGTTCGGTTTGTACCGCTTTAAAGTCTTCTTTGGTCTTGGCGGATGCTAGGGCAGTATCTAGGGCTTGGGTGAGTGCGACTTTTAGCTCGTCAGCACCTTTGGCGGTGTCTTTGATGACGGATAGACCGATTTTTAAATTGTCCGCCATGTCCTTGCCTGATTTGCTCATGCCTGCATTGATGGCGGACATGGACACGCCCAGAGCGTCTAGGGCTTTTGCCTGTTCATCGGTTGCTTTTTTGGCATTTTGTTGGGCAGTGGCGGTGTCTTTGACGGATTGGGCGAGTTCTTTGTTGCCGTTTACCGCTTCAAGCAGTCGCCCATTTAACTCGGTTTGGGCTTTGGCATTGTCGCCGACCTGAGCTTTAACAGCGTTATAAGCCATTGCCATTTTATTAACGTCATCGCCTGCCAAGCTCATGACCGCACTAAACCCTTGTAGGGCGGACTTGGTTTTGCTGTCAATGCCCGTGGCAAATTCGTCCATATCAAGACCTAGGGCATCAAACGCCCCACTTGCTTTTTCAAGGTCGCTTTTAATCGCCTCGCCCAAACCCTGATTTTGGGCTTCATCGGTCAAGTTTTTGATGGTCGTCTTGGTCGCTTCGATTTGAGTTTGTAAGTCTTTATAATCCTGCGAGTTCTTTTGTCCTGCCATGCCCATATTGGCAAGCTGTATTTCAAGCTGTTCTAGCTCCGCTTTGGCAATGGCAAGGCTGTTGATGAGTTCGGTGTTGGCTTGGGACTGGGCAAGAGCAGTGTCTGTGGCATCATCTTGGCTTTGGGCAAGATTGTCGGTAGCAGTTTTTGCATTCGCTGTCTCATCTGCCAAACGCTTGGCACTCTCAGCAGACGTTTCAAAATTCTGGCGAACATCATCAAAGGTGCGGTCGGTAAAGATGGCATCTGCATAAGCAAGCAATCGACCCATCTCATCACCAATGGCTCGGACGGCACTGCTATTCTCATAAGCCCAATCGCCAATGCTTTTGCCTACCGTCCAAGCAGTTAATGCCCCCATAATGCCATTTAAGCTGGTCATTTGCTTGGCAAGGCTTGCTGTCTGCACACCTGCATTGCCAAGCTCAGTGTTCATCTTGTCAGCACTAACAGCGGTCGCATCGATGGCACCTTTGGCACCCAAAAAGCCTGTTGTTATCTGCAAAGCAGACTTACCACCCAAACTACCCGTCAGAGCAATCACGCTATTTAACGCCTTGACAGCCACCACCGCTCCGCCCATGAGCGTAACAAGCTGAGTGATGGTTGGGTATTCGTGGGCGATATCAGCAAGTGTGCCTGCCATGTCGCCCACCGCTTCGGCTGTGGTGCTGATGATGGGCAGTAGGTGCTGACCGATGTTAATCGCCAGTGCCATGAGTTCGGCTTTGGCTTGGGTCACCTTTTTGGCGGCGGTGTCCATTTGGGCTTGAAATTCTTTTTGCATCGCCCCTGCCGTGGCGGTCTTATCCGTGGCAAGCCCCAAGGCTTGATTATAAGTGCCAAGTGAGCCGACCAGTAGGTTAATGTCATCGGCATACTCCGCCCCAAAGAGCTTGACAGACACCATGGAACGCTGACGGTCATCGAGCTGTCCTAGCTTTTCTAAAAAGCCTGATAGGGCTTGTTGTGGGTTTTTGGCGATGTTGTCTGCCATCTCATCGGCACTGGTGCCTATCATCTGCAAGCCATCGGCAAACCCTGCCCCTTGGTTTTGAACGGTTTGTAGTTTGGTCAGCAAGGCATTGATGGCAGTACTTGTCACTTCTGGCGGTTTGCCTAGGGCAATCATGGCGGCGGTCAGTCCTGCCACTTCTTCTTTGGCAAGCCCAAACTGACGAGCCGTACCACCCACCCTGAGCATGGCATCGACTATCTCTCACTCTTTGGCTGCCATGTTATTACCCAGCGTGTTGATGACATCACCAAGCTCACCCACCTGTTCGATGGGCATGTTAAAGACGTTGGCAAGTTTGGCGGCGGCATCGCCCGCTTCATCGGCACTTATGCCAAACGCCACCGCCATTTGACCTGCCATGGTCGTAAACTCACCCAATTTGTCAATCGACACACCAAGCTGACCGCCCATCGTGGCTATCTGTGCCACTTCGGTGGCAGTCATGCCAAGCTCCACCGACAAATCTTTGATTTCTTTGGAGAGCCTAGACATCTGCTCGGGCGTACCGTCCACGACTTTTTTGACCCCTGCCATGGCGGTCTCAAATTCCATGGCGGCTTTGGCGACCACTGCCATGCCACCTGCACTGCCTGCGATTTTACTAAGCTCGCCTATCATCTCACTTGCCGTGAGTGTGGTTTTGCCCAGCTGTTCTTCTAGCTCTTTGACTTTTTTGGTGTGTAATTCATTGGCACGGGCAAGCTCACTGCCTGTTAGCTTGCCTGAGAGTTTAAGGCGTTCGTAGGCTTTGTGAACTCTGTCAAGCTCCGCCCTTGCTTTATCGTCTATGTCAATGCCCAATGCTATTTTGGCATCGCTGATGGTTTTTAATCTTTTGGCTTCATTGGTCAGACTACCCAAAGACTGCTCTGCTTCTTTGGTACGGGTAGATAGGGCTTGTTTTTGTTGATATAAATTTTTGGTGGATAAACCCGCCTCATTCATGGCGGATTTTACTTTGCCAATTTGACTGGTTAGGCTTTCTTGTTGAGCGGTTAGTCTTTGGGTCTCGCCAACTGACCGCTCAAAGCTCTTTTGTAGCTCGCTGGCTTCTTTTTTAGCTTGTGCTAACTGTTGCTTTTGTTCTTTTGTAGCTTTGCCTGATTCGGTAATGGCACTTTCTAATGCTTTCACTTTTTCTTTTGCATTAGCGTGTTCATTAGAAAGCGTGGCGGTTGCAATCCTTGCTTCATTAAGGGCTTTGCTGTTGTCTCGGCTTTCTGTTTTTAGGCGGACAAAGTTATCAATCAATGCTTGCTGAGATTGCACTGACGAAAACTCTTTGGCAAGCTCAGAGCTTGCTTGGGTCAGACCTGTAACGTCCACCCCTGCCTTGGCTATCTCTTTTGACAGCTCGCTGATTTTATTAACACCCTCCACGCCTGTCTTAATGGTCAGCTGTGTTTGTAGTTGGTTTGCCATAAAAAAATCCCCTTAGTTTAATTAAGGGGATTTTAAAGAGGGTTTAAAATAGCGGTAAGATGACAGGGTTCAGAGCCTACCCCAAATCCACCATGGCAAGCTGTGCCAAATAATTAGAACGGCTTTTGTATAGCGATTTATGAGCTGAGACTTTTTCGTCAATTTTGGTGATGAGTAGGCTTGGCAAGGTAACGTTGATTTTCTCCGCCTTACCCATAAAGGCAGACATATCCACGTCCACCACTGCCCACAACATACCGTCAAATTCGCTATTGTCCTGATGATAAAAAACGGGCTTGGCGGTAGGTAGTGTGTCGCCATCTTCTGCCATGCCTTCCAAATGCAAACTGATGGCTTCATAAGCATTCTTAATGGCTTCATCAGGTGTATTACCTGCACTAAAACACCCTGCAATGTCTGGCACAATCACGCCATAACATTCGTTTTCATTGGCAGGTTTTTCAATGGCAATGGGAAATAACATCATTTTGCTCCTATTTGCAAGATTGTTTTGGGTTAAAATGCCGTTTTAAGTGGGGGTCGAATTAATCCAACCCTGCTTGTTTGATGATACTTTTTAGCGTTCCTTTGGGTAGGTTTTCACGACCGTTTGGGATTGTTACTTTACCTTCTTTGGTTGGGTGCTTGTAGTGCTTGTGAGAGCCTTTTTGTTTTACAAAATACCAACCGTCTTCGGTAATTCGCTTTATCATCTCATCGCTACTTGGGGGCATTTTAAACTCCGTTAAATGAATATGGGGTTATTATAACCCTAATTCTATCATCAGTCAAGAGTTATTGGGGTTATTTTTAAAAATTATCAAAAAAACACCGCTCAAAGATTTGGGCGGTGTTTTACTACTCAAACTCCCGACTTAACACTTCACCAAACGGCACTAGGATTTCCACAAACACCGCCATTGCCTCAGGCTTATGCTCCTTGATATACTCGCCAAGCAGTTCCATGACGGTCATCGCCACCGCCAAACGGTCGGTAACGGGCATAAGTTTACGGTTGGCAGATATGGACTTGTTGTAGCTGTCGGTAAGGCTTGCTAGTAGCTGGACTTTGGTTTTGGCATCTAAGTCGTCATTTTTGACGTTGTCCATGGTCGTCTTAAAGATGATGATAAGCTCGGTCAAAAGCTCCCTTGCTACATCTTCAATCTCGCCCCCTGCTAGCGTTTGGGCGGATTTGACCTTGTCCCAGTCATCGCCCCTTGCTCGGGCTTGGTTTTTCCAGCGTTGCACCGTTGCATAGCTGATACCATGTAGGCTTGCACACTTATCAAGGGGCAACTTATCAAAGATATAGGCTTTACGCACCTTGTCTTTATCATCTTGTGAATACGCCACGCTATCCCCCAAGTTTGGCTTTGACAATCTCCATGCCAATGTTAAACATACCACTGGTTGCCGTACTTGCCACCGCCCCTGCGATTGCCCCAGCGAACGTTGCTTTTTTGGTAACGCTCTTTTCTAAATCGTCAATTTTTTGTTTGACTTGGTGCATCTGCCCGTCAAAGTGCGTGCGTTGGCCGCCTATCGCTTCCACGATTTTGCGATTTTGCCCCAAAATGTCGTGCAATGATGATAAAATCTCAGCATTGATTTGGTCTTGTTCGTTGCTCGCTGTCATTTGTCTGCCTTTTTGTCAAGCTTATGCCCCAATTCTTTGACATCAGCCTTTAAGTCGCTTAGGCTTTCTAAGATACGCTGATTGTCAATGTGAGCATCGCTTTTGGATTGATAATTACGATACATTTCGGCACGCAATTCGCCAATTTCAGTTTTGACATTATTTAATTGTTGGCGATTTTCATCTTGATTTGATGACAAAGTCGCCACCCACCGCCCAAAAAATCGCTTGAATAATGCCTGCCACAATACTAATTGTTAAAACAAGATAAGTATCACTCATCACCCGCCTCCTGTCTCGTCTGTCTTATCTTTGTCATCTGCTTGGGTGCGATACTCTCTCCCATGTCCGTCTCTGATTGGCTTACTTTGACTGACAAACCGCAGTATCAGACCACACACCGCCACAACTGCGGTGAGTTTGTCCTGCATGATAGGCGGTAGCATGCCTGTTAGCTCAGGCGGTAGGGGTGTGGTCGCCAAAAACACAATCAGCATAAACGCCCATGTGCTAAACCACCGCCAACCCTTACGCCAGTTTGTAACAAGTTGTAGTTTCATACCGACCCCTCAAAAAATCTCAAAATGCGGACTGTCCGACTCGCCACGCTCTCTGGGCTTGCCGTTTCTGTTCCAATCAGCTCCCCAGCGTAGCTTGGTGTTTTTGGGGATGGCGTTTTCGGCAATGAGTTGTCTCTCGGCATCAAACATCGCTTTGGCAATGGCATCAAACTTTTTTAAATCCGACCAATCCACAGGATAAGGGCAGATGTCCACCGCATGACCATAGCCGTCTGCTTGCTTGCAATGCTTGGACGCAAAAGGGTTGGATAGCCATGTTACTTTGGCGTGCTTGGGATTGGCGTATTTGGCAGGAATGCCCTTGGCAAGGCACTGGGCGACTGTGCGACCCTTACCATAGTTAATCATGCACTGCTCACGGCTACGCACGCCATGAATCACCACAAAGTCCTGACCTGTGATGGTAATGGCTCGCTTGACAATGGCAACAAGACTGTCATGCACGCCGTTTAGGTTGTTCAAAGAGCGTTTTGATAAGACATAAGACATAAAAATCCCCATAAAGTTGGTTTAAGGGGATTTTAAAGGGTGTTTAAAGTTAGGGTAAGATGATGGTGTTCAGGGGTTATTTATTGGTTGGCAAGGCACTCAATCGCAAATTGCACCGCATAAGGGGCTTTTTGATAAGTGGCGTTGTCCGTAAATGTCAAATAACTTCTCATCATGCGTGGACTTACCCCCACAAACTCGGCAACGGCTTTTTGGGTCAAGCCTGTTTTGGTGATAAGCTCACGCAAATAGTCAGGGTCGGGATTATAAGACGTTTGGGCGTTGGGTTTCATTAAATTTCCCTGTTATTCTAAAAACCCCTGCGTTGCAAGGGCTTTTTGGTTTATTTTATCAGAGCAACAACAATCGCAACAGATGCTAGGATAATTGCAAGCCACGGATGCCATTTGGCGTCTTTTTGTAATTTTAGACTTTCAGCATTGATTTTGGCGGTTTCGGCTGCTAGACGCTGTGTTTCAGCACGCAACTTTTCAGCTTCCATTGTAATCCGTGCAGTTTCGGCTTGCATTTTGTGAATTTCAGCCATTTTAAGTTCCTCATCAAGAGTGGTTGGGTCTGTCATGCATTATTCCGTAGCATTTTGCCCCAACATTATTGCTTGGCTTATGGGTGTAATATAGGCTATTATCGCCTATTTGTCAAGCATATTTTTAAAAAAATATCAAAAAAACACCCCAAACCGTGTGAGTTGGGGTGTGTAGCATTAGTCCCTTAGTTTTCTTTTGGGGGTTGCCAATGGTCTTCTACAATAACCCAATTTAATGTACCAACACCACTCTCTACAACATCAATGTGGTTTGCTCCTTGGTGTATATGAATATTTTTGTTTAAAAACATAAGTCTATGTTTAAGTTGCTTGGATTTTCTTAGAATATCTAAGCAATTTTCTACATCTTTTTTTAAATCAGTCAAATTTTGTGTGTAATCAATATCAAAAGCACCTACCAATTTACCAAAAACATATCGTTTATTACCATTTGGTAAATGTATGATTTTAAGATTGGCTAATGATGAGCGGTTCTCTGCTTCAAAGCTATCTTCTAGTCGTGCCACAATGTCCGCATTCATAGAGCGATTTTGCTGTTCAGCAGATTGCCTTAATTTTTCTCTAAGCTCTGGCGATAACCTAAGCTGATATTGCACGGTTTTGTGAGTGTCGGTCATTGGGTTCTCCATCAAATTTTATAAAATTATTATATCATATCCAAAAGGATATTGACAAGCTAAAAAAATGGTGTATGATGGCATACATATCCATTAGGATATTATATCAAATGGGTATAAAAAACCCCTTGCAGACGGTCAAATCACGCAAAGGGCATCACTAACCACTCTTTACAAGGAATTAGCAATGACTAATTTACCACAAATCAACGCAAAATTAAAGCCAATTTTGCATACCTTTCAAGGGTCTATCAATGGCGAAACACAGCTCCTTGTCAATGCTCGTGAACTGCACGCCTTTTTGGAAGGCAAACAAGAATGTGCTCACTGGATTGGCAAACGTATTGAAAAATATGGGTTTGTTGAAGGTTCTGACTACCTGATTGATAAAATTATCATTCAGCTACCCAGTGGCACAAAATACAAAACCGACTACCATTTATCGCTTGATATGGCAAAAGAACTCTCAATGGTACAACGCAACGCCAAAGGCAAACAGGCACGGCAATATTTTATCGCTTGCGAAAAAGCCTTGATTGGCGATGTGGGGCAACTACACGCCCTAACCGCCCAAAACCAAGTCCTAAAAGACGAACTGTTAAAAGTCAACAACGACTACAAGGCATTACAAGTAATGCACGATGGTGGACTGGAAAACTGGCAAATGGGGCTTGCGGTTGGGCTAGCGCAAAGCACGGTTAGTAAAAAACTTGCCAAAATGCAAAAACTGGGCTTGATTGGCGAACGCTACGAAATGGCGGACAATAAAGGTCAATTAACTTTGGGAATCCAACGCCTAAACAACGCCCAATCTGCCTTATATCAGCTTGAATTAGTGCAAGAAATGGCAATGTCTTTTGACAGTCAAAAGTTCCCCATTCAAGAATACGCCTATATTGTGGATACTTTCGTCAAAACCATTAAAGACAATCTAGAAAGCATTACTGCTACCAAATAAGTTAGTAAAAAACACCGCTCAAAGTGATTTTGGGCGGTGTTTTATTGGGGTTTCAAGGGGGTTTTAATACTCTATAAATTGGCAAAATCAAGGCTAATTTGCTGATATTTACCGTGTTCATCTCGCTCATAAAACCGTATATACTCCTTAGATGAGGCAACTTGAATGGCGTCCGAGATGGCATCCATCGTTTGTAGCCATTTCTCATCATTGATATCAAGACTGCGTAGCGACAGCACTCGGCGGGTGTTAATCTTACCCTCCTTGTCCACATCAAAGGCATTATTGATGATGGCTTTGATTTTGTCATCTGAGCCTTGTGTCCATTATTTAGGCACTCATCAATAAGTGATTTGGTGACTTGCAGACGCTCATCAAAGACGATGTTGTCTTGGACAGCCATTTGCACTTTGTATTTGCCGTCAAAGCTAAGCAGGCTCACATTGCCTTTTTGCCCACCAATCTTGGTATCATACTCACGGGCAGACAGCTCCACAAAGCCATAAAAATTGCTAAACATGATGTCTTTGACACCTATCATCTGACTTCTTAGCTCTTTGGCACGGCTGATGATGTCTTGGACAACGTCATCACGCAGTTTGTCAATCTCTTTGACAGCCGATAACGGCACATAATGCCCTTTGGCATTCATCACATAGCCCTCAGGGGCGGTTTGGGTGTTTGGGGTTGGGTTGGTCATAACATTCTCCGTGGGTTGGGGTGGTTAAATAAAACGTATCAAAGCAATGATAAGATGTATCACATGTAGCACGATAAAAAACAACAGCCAGTTTGCTTGTCTGTCTTGGCGTGCCAGTACGTCCGTCATCTGTCTGTCCAGACGCTCCAAGCTCTGACGGAGACTTTGTTCTTTTAGCCATTCATCGAGCTTGCTTACCTCTCTTTGCCTGTTTGGGCTTGGGGCTAGGGGTGCTTGATGGGCACTGGACTGATAAGCACCTGATTGATAAGTACTAGGTTTCATGGGTTCTCCTTGATTAATTGGTCTTTGACGGCTTGACGCAGACACGCATAAGCGACAAGCAATCCAAGCTTAAAGGCAGATACTTGCAGACGACCCTGTAACGTCACAGGCTCATCGTCTAGCATGACAGTTATCGTCTCTTGCATGTCTAACATGCTCTCAATGTCTTGCCATATTTGGGTTAATAGGTTGATGGGGTGGCTCATGTTATCTCTCATGCCAAAAATTAAAAAATCAAAAAATCAAAAAGTCAAAAAAGGTTGAGCTGTGCCTTGTCACTTGTCATCTCTTTTAAGATGTCGTAGGCTCGGCGTTCTGTGATACCAAAAGCAGGGGCGGTCTCTTGTATCGCTCTGTGCTGTGATGTGCCTGTCTCCATGCACGCCAAGATAGCACCGACCAGAGCCCGATTGCGTAGATACACACGTAAGGCATCGCAGTTATTGATGTACAATTTATCGCCTTTGTAGCGGTCAATGAGTACAGTGGCAATATCCGCCCCCAGCTCACGTACCAGCCATTTGCCATTTTTTGTATTGGTGCTGTGTGGCATCTCAAATGACAATCCGCCAAACTTATCCACGAGTGTCAAAGTCGCTGTCAGCCCAATTAGACAAACCAACTCTTTGATTTGCTCTGGTAGCATATCGGTTACGGTGTCGGTGTGTGTCATGGTGTGTATATCTACTTTCATCATCTACCCCTGCTTGTATTTACCCAGTTTTCTGTTAAAATATGCGTAGGGGTTGTTCGTCCCTAATTTGCCCAAGTCTACCAACTTGGGTTTTTATTTGTCTGCCGTTTGGCTATTGGCATGGCGTTTTTGATAGACCAAGAGAGCTTGTACGACTTTGTACATCTGCTCAGTGGTTAGCCATGTCACCAGCTCTTTGCCAAACATCTTTTTGGCTATGCCATGGGCGTAGTGCCAATGCAGTCCACGGTCGGTAAGTATCGCCTCTATCTTGTCTAACAGGGGCTGTTTGTCCGCTGTCGTGGTTGGACGTCTGCCATGGTCTGTTTGCGTTTTGGCGGTATGCTTGGGGGTAAAACCAAGTCGTTTTAAGTCCATAACCACCGCTTTTAGCTCATTTAGACTCATCTCTTTACAGCTTGTCTTGCCAGTAACTCGCTCCAAGACATCACGATAAGTCTCATCGTCAAGGGCAAGCTCTTTTTTGGCGATATGGATTTTGGCGATAAGCGTACGTTTGGCATCTTTATTCATCACATTTCTCCCAAAAACAGTAGAATAATCCTGCTTTCCAGCTTTCCAGCCATAGAATGCTTGCTCAATCTCGCTCTCATCAGCATTCTCGGCAAACTCCACTTCTTTGATATACTCATTGTTGCCAACGTAGAGTACAAATCTGATTTTCATGGCTTTTCTCCTATTAACCAATTAAAGTTAGTCACACCGCCGTTATCATCTCATCGCTAATCGGCTTATTAGAGCGTTTGGCGGTCAGATTGACGGTGCGGATAAGTTTAGACAATCGGCGAGCATTGCCCTTGCACGCTTTTACCAACGCCCCATTATGCTCATCTGTACCTAGCAAATGCATGGCAAGCACACCCACATCATCAGCCGTCAGCTCACCGCCTAAGTCATGGACGAACCCCACACGGCTATACAACTGCTTATATTCACCGCTTTTGCCTTTTAAGTTGGCGACAAGGCGGGGCATACCTGCCAATACCACGCCCACGTCCGTCATGTCATGGATACGGCGGATGATTTCTAGGCATTTATAAGACAGAAGCTCCGCCTCGTCTATGATAATCAGGCGTTCTGAGTCTTTGAGTTTGGCTTTAATGGCGCTTAGGTTGTCATGGTTGCTACGGCTAGGGATAACGCCTAGGGCATGGCATAACTGTACAAGCAAAATTTTTGGGCTAAATGTCGGCTCGCTCTCAATGAGTATCACGCCCTTGATTTTCTCAGAATACTCTTTGATTGCCATGGTCTTGCCAAGCTCTGCCTCACCGATGACAAGGCGGATATCGCCGAGCGTGTGAGCGTCTTCACAGACGGACAGGGTTTTGCGTGCCGATTTGGTCAGCACAAAGCCCGTCTTAATATCCACCTTACGGCTGTTGGCACGCTCCACGAGTTCACGCACTTTTTTTAAGGTTGCCACATCACCGCCATAAACACCGCCCAGATATTGGCTTACCGTGGCGGACGACACGCCCAGTTGAATGGCGATTTTGGCTTGGAATAGCCCTGTTTGGGTTTGATAAGATTGCAAAATCTCTTTGCTCATAATAAAATACCTGTTTTAAAATTTAAGGAACTGTCATGCATAACATCTTGCCAATTTCGTGGGCGGACGCTCCTGGATGACCCAGCAGGTGAGGCTCTGTATCGTGTCAATCAGCTAGAAAACTGCTTTATTCATCATTACAAAAAAACCAAAATGCGTGATGAATTGCTGTTTTTGATTTTTCGTGAATTGATAAAGGATAACCTTATTACCCAAAAACACGTCTCAAACGCCATTGACACCCTAGAAACCCTATACCCAGCCAGCCAAGACTTAGAAACCATGGAGGCTGGATATTTATGCGACATCAAGCAAGATTTTGTGGATTTTCTTGCTCCTGACGCTGACAAATAAGTCGTTCCAATTTCATCACCTCTTGCCACAAGGGCGAGCTTGGCAGGACTTTGGCTTTTGTTTGCATAAGTTCAGAGCGTAGTGTCTCAATCGGATAGATTTGAGTACCGCCATTGCCCTTGACTTTTTCACACAAGGCACGCACTGCCCAGACTTCACTCATGACTATTTTTTGTGTTCTCATAAAATACCCCTTAAAGGTTGGTTAAATTAAAGTTACATCGCCTTTTGGTGTTTATCCCAATCAAGATTGGCATAAAATTCAAAGCCGTTATCATCGTCATCTTTGACTTCCACCCAGTGTCCGTCAATAACTTCGCCAGTAAGTTCAAGCAGTTGCTCTTTGGCATCAAAGATAGCCTTGCCATGCCGTTGCTGTTCAAGCTGTTTGACTTGGTTCTCTTTGCGTTTTATCGCACGGTCAAGTCGTCTATGGTCAGCTTGTTCTAATAGGTTAAGCGGTATGGCAGGGGTACTATTGCCCTCCAAGATTACCGTGCAAATATACACACCATCTTTATCACGCACCGCCATCTCTGCCACGCTGTCATCATTGGCATACAGATAGACCTTTTTGCCGTGCCAATCCACGAGTGCCTGCGAAAAATAAAAACGGTTGTCATGACGTACCCACCCACGAGATACCGTCCGCTCCACCACAGCCATCGCAAGCGCTCTTAGGTCAAGCTCGGAGAGCCACATACGCTCACTGCCATGTTTTTTGTCAAGCTCAGCACGTTTTTGGGCAGGGGTCATGCCGATAGAGCTGTGTTTACGGACATTGTTGTACTCATCTATCAGAGCCTCTACCACCATTTTTAGCTCGCTCATGGTTGGCGTTATCTCCGCCCCTTTGCGTTGTAGTGGAGTCATCTCGCCAGTTACCTTGCAGTCCATGTTCGCCTTGTTGTAGGCGATTTTGGCTTGTAGTCTTTTTCTGACGGTATCAGGGTCAGCGTCCGCACCGTGATAGCTCTCAAAAGACTGGGCGACACGCTTTGGTACTTCTTTCATCAAGCGTTCGATGATACCCCGACCTTGTGGATTGCCGGGAATGCCTGTCAAATGAGTTATCCCAAGCCGTGCAAACATCCCCACCACTTCATCGCTTAGCATGACGTTTTTCTCGCCCCTGCCATTATCGCTATAATGCACAGCGTTCACGCCATGCCTTGCTCACGCATACCGCAAGGCAGACAGCACCGCCATACCGCTTTCGCTATACGACAAACTATAACCCACGATATATCGGCTAGGAGCGTCAATGATGAGTGTAATCTCAGGCATGACCGCCTGCCCTGATTTGTGGTGCTTGACCGAGCATTTTAGGCCATGACCATCACTTACCCAGATATGGTTATTGGTGTAGCCCTCATCGTTCCAGTCTCGGCGGATATAGCTGTCTATCTCTTTGAGTTTTGAGCCTGTAATCCGACCCCGTTCACGCTCCAAGGGCGGTATGCGTTTTAGCATGGCTCTGACCTGTGTTAGGCTAGGCAAGCCCAAATCCGTGCCATGTGCTTTGATATGTTCATATCGCCACAGCTCATAGCACCGAGACACGGACAAGCCGTTGGGGTTGCGATAGATTTTTAAAAAGTCAGGGAGCCACAAAGCCGACAACACATTCATCTTTGGGCGACCTTGCTTATTTGGGCTCATAACCGCAAGCACCTCACTGGCACTACCACATCGACGAGCTTCTAACACCCATTCATGTAGATTTCGCACACCAACGCCTACTTTTTCTTGGCGAGCCTTTGCATTCTCGCAGACGGTGTTGTAGTCAGTCGTCCCCTCTATGGATAACGCCCCAATCCGAGATAGTTTACTCACATATTTAATCGCCTTATCTTGTGTGCCAAGCTCATCGGTATAGCGTTCCACCAGCATTGCTATTAACACTCTGCTGTCAGCGATACGTCTTTGTTTGTGGTTTAGGCTGTCAATGTCTCGCTCGCCACGCACCAAGACAGTCTTTGGCATGTCCGCCACCATTAGGGCTTTGACTTCACGGGCTTTGATTTCAGTTTGCACCGCTTTGGGTAAAGAAGAGAAAGCATATTCAAGATCACCGCCACGACCAGAACGTGGGCGAGATTGCCAGTTTTCTTTTTTGGTTTTTTTAAATACGCCCATTTTGGTTTTTGGCAACAGCTGCAACCCTAAGTCTGCTAATTCTTGTGCTGTGTAATAAGCATTCATATTATACCCCAAATTTATTCATTTGAATTAAATTTATCCAAATCCCAAAACCCAAGTTTTTGAGCAATCTTAAACGACCGCCCATAAAGCCCTTTGCGTTCGCCACTTAGTACCTTATAGACTTCGGTTGCTGGGTAGCCATTTGCCAACGCCCAATTTTTGACAGTCATACCTTGCGAGTATAACCTTTGTTTTATTAGGTTTGACTGCTGTTCTCTGGTCAT